GTGATCTACGCAGAGACAGGGACCAGTCCCAAGGGAAATAAGACCCTGAAGCTGGTCTAGTTGTTCGCCGTTGATTTGTAGAAGACAGTATGCAGGACTCGGGGGCAGTACCCGACACCTCCACCATTCCTATGGGGGTGAACTAGGATCGACTGGTGCTAGATGCTACAATGAGGCAACCGAGTGGTTCCGTAAGAACCAACCTTGATAAGTGCTAACAACTATGTTGCACCTTCCCTCGCTGTAGCAGCGTAAGGGACGGGCCTATGGGGGGCCTTGGAACAGAAGGGAGCTTCGGCTCCCACCCACTATAACTATAATAAGAGGAAAATATGAAGAACTTCTTAATCGCAGTGTCTGTCATGGTCGCTAGTATGGCCACTGCACAAGAGGCCCCCTCCGTAGGAAATACCTACGTGGAGTTGGGTACTACCTTTGAGAATGAGACTACCCTTGCCATTGGTACTGGTGTAGGCTCTGGCGCTCTAGCGGCCTTTGGTGAGCTTTCTGGCTCCACTGATGGCAACTTCCAAGCACGGGTGTACACAAACTCAGAGTTTGGCAAGTTTGTCTTCACTCCGGGCCTAAACTATGGCTGGGGCGCTGATGGCGGAGACCTTGTAGGCTTCGGTGAGAACAACGAATGGGGTGACGTAACAGGTGACCTTGAGGTCTCTGTCAATCCCGGTATCGTAGGTGGTGAATACGCCTTCGTCAACACTGGTGTTGGCATTGATGGCTGGTCTCTACAGTGGGATGGAGGCGAGGTAGGTGCTGGCTACAAGCTGGACCTTGCTGATAACGTCTACCTTGATGGTCGTGTAAGCTGGGGCTATGATGACCAGTTTGAAGGCACTGATCGTAGCATTACTGCTGGATTCGGCCTTAAGTTCTAAGGCTTCCTAAATCGAGGCATAAAAGAACCCCCGTGGGAATTAACCTACGGGGGTTTTAGTTTGTCTGGACTAATCTATTTTCTAGTTAGTAGTGTTTTGATTAGCCATCCTATGGGGTTGAAGATGGTCCTTAGTATCTCACCGGGAGAGGGAAGCATCCAACCCAATATCAATAGTCCTAGCATGATCCAGTTGGTGTTTGTGATGTTTATGATACCAGCTAGGGGTACAGCATCACCAGCAACTTCTGTTAGTATCTCTGTAGCCTGTTCAATCTGAGCATTACCTGTAGCATCGGCGATAAGGGTAGCACCTTTAGTGGCTAACCCAAGGCCCGTACAGGCTGTCAGAGTGAACAGGACTACGAACAGGGCTGCAAGGATTCTAGTTGTTATCATATGCCCGTCTCCGAAGAAGTTCTTCTAGATGCAGGATGGTGGCTTTAGCTTCTGCTAGCGCCTCCCGTAGTTCTGCAATTTCTCGGAGTAGGGATTCTTTTTGGTAATTCAACTTACCGACTTGTTCGGATAGAGTATCAATCTGGTCTTGCAATGTCCTGCGAAACTCGGAACGCCTCTCATGTTCCTGTTCAGACCGTGCTTGAAAGAAGCGCCATAAACCCGCAGAGGATAGAAGTGCAACAAATACTGGCACCCCTACCATGCTCAGAAACTCAATGACCATCCGGTCTCTCCTTTAATTCAAAGTGAGGATAGTCCTTGAAGGTACGCCAGTCACCTCCCCAGACTATCGGAATATCTAGGATGTCGGATGCTTGTTTCATAGCCTCTGCTATCGGGTAGAAGGCTTCAGGTTCCCATGTCACAGGGATTGGTACTACATCAACTGCTAGGCCATCTAAGTGCTTAGACCTCATGGTCTTGCTAAAGCCGTTGTTAAAGTAGTCCCTTTGTTCTTCTATTGTCCTTAGTCCATCAGTGATCTCGAATGGAACCTCTGATAGAAGTCTAGCAAGAAAGACAACCTCGTATAAATCTATATGAATTTCTGCTAAATGCTGTTTAGATCGTTCTGAGAAACCCCCCTCGTGGGAATTAGTACCCCCCTCGTGGGAAATTGAGTTGGTAGCCCAGAAGAGACTAAAGAGGGCTACCCAGAAAGTAACAATAAACCCTATGAGGGTGGCTCTGGCCATTCTACGTTCCTTGGGTCTGTGGTGTTAGCTGGTAGGTCTCGGAGTTGCTGTCGATACACAGCCCAAGCTGCTGCGTCTACAGGAGCGTCTGGTACTTGGGTCCAGTCAGAATCTTTCAGGCGACCGTCCCTCAAAAGTATCATTTTAGAGGTGGCTTTTTTAATTTCCTGTTCCTCTAAAACACTATCTGGCTTTTGTACTGCTACGCCATCTACGACCGTATGAGTATCAGGGTCGAAAGCTCCTTCAAGATAAGGCCCGTTAAGTTCTGCATCTTCTACTGAGCCTGACATGATTGCAGTGATTTCGCCGGTTTCAGCATTATAAAGAGTAAACTGACTTCTCATCTGTATTTCCTCCAAACAATCATTTTCACAACGATGTTGTTAGTATAGTCAGAGCTACTACTCCAGTTTTGTCTTCGATAACTTACAAGAATTTGACGGCCACCAGTGCCAACACTTACTGAACCAATCAAAGTTGGATTAGTAAGTGCTGCAACGCCTTCTGCGAAGGATGCTGTTACAGCCTGAGAATTTCCGTTTAGATACAAAGCAGCAGAAGTTTCGCTACTAGAAGTGACGCCACCAGATTGCTGTACATATGCCCATACAATATATTCGCCAGAGTGGGCAAAGGTGTAGGTTACATTTACTGCAATCAGCACTGAACTCATATTGTAAGAAACATTAATCGTACCAGAATTGTAAAGGTCCACAACCCCTACGGCGTCACCAGCTAACGTAAGAGTCCCAACTGCGGCATTTGCAATATTAGCATTTTCAATAACACCGTTGTTAATTTGGGCGCTCTGGGTGATAATACCTGAAGTGTCTAATAGGCCCCCGGTGATAGTATTACCAACAATGTTGTCACCTGTAATAGTGCTAGCGGCAATTTTATTACCTGTAATGGTATCACCAAAAATATTGCTGCCCCGAATGGTGTTGGCAGAAATTTCATTGGTTGTGATTGTTCCACTTACTATATCACCAGCCTGAATAGTCCGGCCTTTAATTTGATTAGAGGTAATAGTGTTATTAGTGATCTTAGTACCATCAATCTCACCTATTTGGACTTGGTTGTCCGCTAAAACTCCCGTAAGCTCTGAGAAGTCAACACTACCTACAGCAGAGCCAACAACAGCTACCCACTGGCTACCGTCCCACCTGTACAGTTTACCATCTGCCGTGTTAAATACTTGTTGGCCTGTGGTGCCAGAGACAGGAAGAGAAGATACATCCTCAATATAATGTAAGCCTTGGTTTTCAAACAAAGACGTTACATCGTTTACAAAAGACGCAGAACCTACGTCTTCAGATGTAGCAAAGGCTACAGAAGAAAACCCAGATGTATTACCAGAATAATCTACAGACTTCAACCAATAGTACCTAGTAGCACCAAGGCCAAGGTTTGTCCTGTAGTAGTGATCTCCGGTAGAAGTGGCAATCTTTGTAGCAGCACCTGAGTTGTTTGAGGTATGCTCGTAAATCTCTACATAGCTAAAGTCTAGGTCAGCAGGGTTTGTCCACTCAACTCTAATAGCTTGGAACTCTCCACTAGCAGAGACACCAGTAGGTGCAGCAGGGGCAGTGGTATCTCCTCCTCCAGTAAAGTTAGTGGTAACAAAAGGCCCTCTAGAGCCACCCTCTGTTACTGCCCTCACTCGGATAAGATACTGTACACCATCTACAAAAGGACCAATCTCAATAGAGGTCTCAGGCGTGGTGGTAGAGTTGTAGTCTGTCTCAGAAGTCTGTCGCCACTCTACATCATAACTGGTAACAAAAGGGTTCCCCGGCGCACCCCAACTAACAATAGCATTAGGCAGGAAACTACCATCACCAAGGGTCTTACCTGAACCAGAGACAGTTAAGCTGCTGATAGTCAGGTTAGCATTAGGGTTAGGGAAGTCTGTGTTCTCAGACTCAAATGCAGTGTCAGCATACTCATCATAGGCTGTGGTAGTAATGGCCCGGAGAACAAGGTTAACATCTAGCCCTTGATCTTCCCCTACACCAAATGCCCAATGAACCACTTCAAAGATTTCATTGGTGTAACCAAGACGACTGTTGGTAAGAGTAACAATGTCTCCTACCTCTAGCTGGAAAGCCCTAAGACCGAAAGCCCCTGTCAGGGTAATCTGACTACGGTTACGCTCAAGGGCAATGTTAGCAATCCTCTGAGCTTCACCGGGAGTGTCAGTGAACGGCAGTGGTAAATCTAGCAGAGACTCTTGGTTATTATCTGCCGCAACAAAACTTGAGTCAGTGACAAGAGGATAATCAGTTGGCTGATAGTTACTTGCTGGACCCTTAAAGACACCCCTAACACCGTTAAAGTTGTCCCTACGGGAGTGCCTAGTGGAAACAGACAAAGGAGACCTCAGATCGTCCTCATTCAGGTTTAAGACTGGTGTAGTATACTGACCTGCTTTAAGTCTCCACTTGCCTTGTGCATACCATACAGTACCAGCACAGGTGGCTACAAACTGCCCTAAAAGGTCCGCAGGTACAGCAGAAGTCAACCAAGCACCGTTACAGGTGTATCTTTTTGGCGCATCAGTGTCCCAGTCAGTAGCCTCACAAATACCCGCAGCAGTCTCTATACGGTCATCGTCAATGTTTACCTCATCCTCACCTAAGCCATAGCTAGTATTGGTGAGGAAGTCTCGGATGATAAGAGCAGGGTTATCAGACCAAGCTATAGTGCTGGTCCTTGGGTCATAGACTTTCTTACCCTTAACAAGCGCTGTGACTACAGGAAGTCCATTAGGATAAGCGCTAACATCATCTGAGCTAGTAGGAAGGTCTGCCTTAAAGACAATTGCTAAATGAGCAATACCCCGAAGAATATGACTGTTGGTCCACTTAGAGCTAAAATTAGACAGGCTCTGTCCATCAAGGCTGGAGGTATGGCCACCGTCAATCTTACGAATCTTAACAAGACCACTGAACCGAGTAGAGGAAGTACCAGAGATTAGATTACCCTTCTCATCGACTTCCTGTACTGTGGCTACGTTACCGTCAGCACCAAGAGAAGTAACTTTGTAGTTATCAAGGAATATCTCCTCGAAGTCCTCAACCTCATGTCCAGCAAAGGCAATAATACGGCTAAGATACTCGTTGTTAGCACCAGTAGCATCATCAAAGACTACAACACCACCAACCTTAGTCTTACCGTAAATAACTTGATGATGTAGTGCAGACCCCCTACTGTTGACTGTGTAGCCACTGTACTTAGGTTCAGACACAGTAGCGGGGGTCAAGGAGCTTGTAGCAGACAGTTGGTTGTTAAGCTCTTTCTTGGCAAGATAAGTTCCAGCAAACCCAAGCACAGCGCCCACTGTACCAAGAATTATTGCTCCCGGCGCACCAAACCTAGAACCAGATACGGCCCCACTGATACCGCCTATAACGCCAGAGAGAAGGCTCTGACCCATATCAGTCTCCTATATACTTAGAATAGATGCGCTCAACCAAAGAGAACTTCAGGAACTGCATCAGATTATCGAA